ATCACGAAAAGTTTGATGTGTATCAAATGAGAGAATACTTTCAAGATACTCCAGTGGTTCGTGGAATTATTCAGTATCTTCAGGATATGAAAGATGGGAAAGAAAATCCAAGTAGGACTGTTTATCACGAACAGTTTCTCAACACACTTGAAAACCTTTGTTGGTGGTGGGATTGACTTTCCAACTAATTTGTCCTATACTTGAACCCGTTACAATCATGTATTATGGAACACACTGAAGAGTTTCCGTTTGATCAGTTTCCATACAAACTCGTTCATAAAGAGGGTAAAGAAGTTCGCAAGTGCTACTTTCAATCTGAAGAACATCGAAAGCAGCACATTGACCGTTACAAACTGAAAAAGAAAGACATTCAATTGAGTCAAAAAAATGAAAATCTTAATTAAAGATAATTACTTTGAAGATCCTGATTCAATTCGTCAAATAGGTCTTTCAATAGAAAAGTATCGAGTTGATAATACTCTAACCAATAATCCATTTGGTTGGAGAGGACAAAGAACTTATCCATTGCGTGGTTTAAAAAATAAGGAATTAGATAAGCACGCTCAAGACATTTTTGATCTGTGTTATGATTATTTTGACCTTGAAAATCACGTAGTTCCTTATCTCAATCGAAAAATTGAAGACCTGAGCATTACAACTTACTTTCACATTACTACAGAAGAGACCAGAGGTGCATTTCCTGATTTTTGGCAGGATAGATTTCATAAAGACTTTGAAACTGCCGCTGCTGGAGTGGTCTATCTAACTCCAAATGCTCCACTCAAAGCAGGAACTTCCGTATTAAATGGTTCAGAGAATCAGTTCATCAATATTGAAAATGTTTACAATCGTCTAGTTGCTTATGAAGGAACTCGGATTCACGCACTATCTGATGTCTTTGGTGACAGTAAAGAAACTGGAAGAATGACGTTTACATTTTTCATACACGACTCTAAATTTCCACCTGATATTGAAAATGACTGAACGAACTTATAAAGACAAAAACAGCAATGATTGGACTTGGGAAGAAACTTCTGAAACAATTGAAGCACTGAAACAACTACACGAAACAGTAAAAAAAGTCAATGAGCGAAGAAAAGAATCTAATTGATGATGCCTTTTATGTTAAAGAGCAACGATGGGGAACTTGGGATTCTTATGATAAAGAAGATAAACCCATTCTCACCTCTCTCACTAAAGACCAGTGCATCTCCGCAACAAGGTTTTATCTTAAAGGACGGCAGGAAGGTTTCCCTGAATCCCAAACTTATGAGGGGCAGGTAGGTGGAAAACTCTGATTTTCCTTATCATACTTTAGACCCCACAACCAGTTGGTATGAGTGGATTTGTTACTGTGAGATATGCCATCAATTAAGAATTAAAGACCAACCGAGTGTTCAACGATTTATGCGTTATAATGCTTATCTAAAAGAAATTGGAGTGAAATAGTGATTCGTAAAACATTTAAATGGTTCTTTGCCCCATCAAAAAAACCAATTACTCAAACTGATTGGACACTTACTTGTAGATTGGCAGAGTTAGAAGAAAAGTATCTCTGTCTTCTGATAGATGTCAAACGTCTTGAAGAAGAAAACATTGAGACTACAAACACTCTTTATGAAGTGATGAACTCGGTTGAGGCAGTTGATGCTCGTATAGATATTCTTGTAGAACATTGTAAAATTAACTACGATGTATGAAGACCTCACAGAATTTGAACGAACCCTTGCTCGTTTTGGTGATAAAGTCGCACTCATTGCAGGACTTGAAATCGCGGATAAAATCTCACCAGAAGACGCTTATCAACAAATCAAGGAACTTTACAAAGAACTTAAGAAACTCCGTAAGATTGAAAAGGCAGATTGGGAGCAACTCGGATACGACAACAAGTAGAGTTTGTTCCAAGTGTGGTGAAATAAAACCACTTGACGCAGAGCATTATCAGATCGTAAAGTCATTTAAGTCTGGATTCTCATACTATTGTAACGAATGTAACAAACCAAAACCAAGAGATTGATGGAAGACTCACTGAAAATTATACAGAATGCTGACGGTTCGTACACAGCGGAATGGGATAAGGAAGACCCCCAATGGAAATTTCTTAACAACTTGACGAGTCGTGAGATTCAGGTTATAATGCAAGAAGCAATCAAGGATTATGAAAATGAGTGACTTTGATTATAAAAAATATTCACTTGAACAACTTAAAGAATGGGTGGATAATGCGATTTTATCATCAGAAGCATCTCCACAGGAAATCTATGATGTTATTAAAAATGTTGTAGATGAGAACTATCATTACTTCAAGCACCATACTGGTCGTTGTTATGATCTTCTTTGTCTTTTGAATGGTAATGGTAAAGGGCATATTCAAGGTTGGGATGAATGGGAAAAGACTTATTATCCAGAAGAAACACAAAAATCTTGTGATAAAGATGACCCATCACTTGAATGTAAAAAGTCTTGGACTTCATTCTGGGAAGAATCTGATGATGGTATGAGACCTTGGGGGCATAGTGACCTTGAGTATCTTGTTTCTAATCAGAAGAAAGATAAAGTGGTAAAATGGGTTCTTCCTGTTGAAGTGGTCAGAGATGAAGACACTGATAAAGATGAATATTGTGTAACATTTCCCGAAGACCTTTTAGAAGCAGCAAACCTTAAAGAAGGTGATAGAGTTGAATGGATTGATCAGGGAGACGGTTCTTATCTTATTAAAAAGGTGAATTAATTATGACTTTAGGAAATCAGGTAACAGAAAATTTGAAAGAGGCAGAAGGATCGTTAAGAAATGCTCTGCATTGGGCGGCAAAAAATGAAAGACCAGTTGTTTGTAGTGTAATTGCAGACCTGATTCATCGTATTGAAACTCTACAAACCACTGATAGTCTTCTAGATAAACTTGAGAATCGTAAACCAGGAGACGCTGGATTTTTTGGAAATTTTTGGAAAGATGTATGAATGAACTAGGCAAATCACTACAAGAATGGTGGGACTCTGATGCTTGCAAACAACTCCAGAAAGAAACTGAAGAAGCAAAGCAAAGAGCAGTAGGAAAGTATTTTATGCTCTCTGAATCAGATAAACTTGATATGGTTCAGGCAATATGCTACATTATGTGTAAGGCAGAAAGTGAAGGTTGTTCTCATCGTGCTCTTATGGATGCACTGGGAATCTATCCTACAGGTTTCTGGATTGATAATCTTATGGACGTTCATAATGCTCTCTGGTCTTATTATCACGACGAGAAACGACAAAAAGAACTTAAAGATGATTTGGATGCCCTTGAAGATTTTGTAAAGAAAGATTAAGTGATCCCAAAGAAAACATTAAGTTACTAGATAATAATATGTTGAAATGCTAATATTTGGGACACATCGCAAAAAACTTATGACACTTGCAAAAACTGGCACAGAAGTTTTGACAAAAGAAGAATGGGATGAACTTGTTGCTCTAAAAGATGCAATTAATACTAATCCTGCAACTGTTCATCCAGAAAAAATGGAAAAATTCACCGAATTGCTTGTCAGATCTCTTGAAGGTAAATGTGATCCTCCTGCTCCCAAAAATTGGAGAGGTAGTTCATTAAGTGAGTAAAAAATAAATATAATCATCACGCTACAAAACGATGAGCACAATAGACCAACACATTCAAAAAGATGTTGATATTCTGGGCGACCCAATGACTTCACCACAGGCAAGAAGATATACTGAAGAAGAATTAAAATCACTTAAATCATACAAAGCAAATCATCCTGATGACGATCATGATCCAAATGCTTTTGAACTTTATTGCGACGCCAATCCTGATGCACTAGAATGTAGAATATATGACAGTTGAGGACAGTTAATAAACTGGCACATATGGGGTTCTCAGGTCACTGGGAACCTTTTATAATATGTGGGTAATCGGTTCCACCCTACATGGAAACACTTCAATTAAACGAAACCAACTATTGTGACCAACAATCTGTCACGATGGAATTCACATTTGAAGAGCATGATCTTCTGAATAGTATTCTGAATCATGCTATGGAAGCGTATGATTTTGTTGCATATCTTGGCATCTATGATCTTCCAGAAGACTCTGAGATTCGTCAACGGTATATGATGCTTGACAATCTGAAAAATCAATCTTATTCTCTTTGGGCACAACGATTTGGTAACTGATGATGAAAACTTCTACTGCTCTTGGTGTTGTATTTGGTGTAATTGTCCTTGCAACTGTTGGACTTCTTTTTGAAGCGTGGTTGCTTGGACTGATTCTGTCTTGGTTTGGTGTATCCTTGTCATTCTGGCAGAATTTTGCTATTATCTTTCTCGCTAATCTTGTTTTCAAATCTAACGTATCTTCCAAATGACTAAAGTAGTATATAATGCCTGCTACGGTGGGTTCAATCTGTCCCGTGAAGCATGTAAGCATTACTGGGAGCTTCAAGGCAAAGAAGTTTGGATTGAAGATGGTGACTTCATGGATATGTTCACCGTTTGGTTGGTTCCACCTGAAGAACGACCTGATGAAGAAAAAGATTGGCGTTCTATGACCCATGATGAACGGATTGCTTTCAACGAACAGTATTCCAAACAAACTTGGTCAGATCGTAATGTTTCCCGTCACGACCCCATTCTGGTTCAAGTTGTAGAAGAACTGGGTGACAAAGCAAACGGAATGTGTGCTAAACTTGCTATTGAAGAAGTCTCTGGTCCTTATCGTATTGATGAGTATGATGGATCTGAGAGTGTTGTAGAACCCGATGGTTACGATTGGATTACTCCCTGAACTTTATTTGAGGTAAATTATGAATCAAGACAACACTATGCGTAACGCCAGTATCATTGGCGTTTCTTTTATTCTCTCTCTGTTCATTATCAATGCAGTGGTAGGTCCTCTCTATAATGTGTGGGCACAATCGCTGCAAGGTAAGGCAGAACTCCAGAAGGCGGAATACACTCGTCAGGTCGCTGTGTTGGAAGCACAAGCAAAGAAAGATAGTGCTCAACAACTTGCCGATGCTGAAGTGATTCGTGCTCAAGGTGTTGCCAAAGCAAACCAAATCATTGGTAATTCGCTGAAAGACAATCGTGAGTATCTCCAGTATCTGTATATCACTGGTCTGGAAGAAGGTGCTAACAAAGGTAATGTGACAATCTACGTTCCTACCGAAGGCGGAATGCCCGTGCCGACTCTTCAAATGAATAAGTAATGTTTAACTTCATTGTTGGAACTGTTTTTGGTATCATTGTTGCAACAGTTGGTGTTCCTACCGTCGCACAAGTCTTCAACGGCCCTGTGCAATTGCTACAAAAGTTTGCATTGGATCAGGCAGTTGAAAGACAAAAACTAAACCAATACTGAAACTGGCACAAGACCCGCTTCTTAAGGCGGGTTTTCTTCTACAATACACACATGAATCAGAAAACTCCAATGAATCTCTACATTATCAACGAAGTTCTTTATGATTACACCGATGGTATGTGTGTAATCGCTGCTGAATCTTTGCCCCGTTGCGAACAAATTTTTATGAAAGAGTTTGGATGGGATAATGATACTGATTATACCAAACAGTATAATGAACAAAAGCAAAAAGAGTTTAATGAAGCACGAATCAAAGTGATTGAGAATGTTCCTTATGAGAAGGAAGAAGTTGTGTCCTATGTTTGCGGTGGAAGTTGAAATGACACAAGAACAACTCATCAACAGTATCGAACAACAACTTGAAAATCTGATGCACTTTGATGATGAACTTTCAGATAAGTATCACCAATATATGTATTATCCTGATACTGATGATGACCCGATTGTAGAACGATTTACTCCAGAACTTCTCAAAGAACTTGAAAACCTTGTACGGGAACTTGACTCATGACTGAATTACAAGAAAAGTGTTTGGATATTGCAGTAGAAATCTGCAAAGAAATTAATGGGAATTTATTCTATGTTCCAGATGAAGATGTAGAACAATTGTTGTCTCAAGTCACCGAAGATAATGTTGAAGATATTGCATCTGAACTTGCAGGATTAGCGTGGTGGTTTAATTAAAAATGATTAGACTTATCTTAAATAAAGTTCTCAGAGCAAAAGGTTCTTATTGGGTAAAAGAGACCAAAATCTATCGCAGTCTTCCTTTTGGTTTGAATTATGTTTGTCAAAAATGTAACTCATCAGAAGAAGCAAAACGCATCGCATTTCAACTTACTCAATTATCACTCAAATGACTGAAACCAAAACCTATCCCTACCTCAAGTACATTCCACATCTTGTTGTTCTTCGGTTGGTTGCATTTACTCCATTTGCAATTGCACAAGCAACAGCAGAGTTTATCTCTAACTCTATGGATAAACTTTATCATAAAATGGATAAACTTCTACCTTTACCTTATATTGAAAAGCAAGTAGAATGGAGTCAGTTGCCCAAACGAAATCAAGAGGCAATTGAACAACTTGCAAAAGCACGGGACACTACCAAAGAACGAATTCTGTTTCAAACCGTAAAACCATGACTAAAACAAAATCACTTCTCAATTATCTTTTTTACAACGCTATTTTTGGAACCTGCATTTACTTTGGTGCAGTTCAAGGTATTTTGGGTTTTATGAATGTTGTTGCATTTATGATCTGGTTTGTGTTTATTGTGTTTATTCTTGGTGCTTTTAATGAAGAAGCAAAAATCAAAATGTATGAGGCAAACAACAAGCGATTTAAGTTGGGTATTATTGGACACCTGATTACTGTTGGTTATATTGGTGTTTTGGTGTTTTATGGGCACATTCTTTTGGCAGCACTTTACCTGATTACGGTTGTTCTCAGTTATGGTATGGTTGAACAAGGCAAGAAACTGGTGGAAGGATCATGAAACAAGAACTCAGTGATCAATTGACATATATGTGCGAGTCTTGGCAGATTTCACCAGGAATTGAATGTATGATTCTTGAACTTATGCACGATGCCTATCATAATGGGTGGGAGGATGGCATGAAGGAAAAGACAGTTTCCGAAGTGGCACAGTAGAATTGCACTCACCTTCCCAGTTCCCTTATAATACTCTCAACCGCAACCAACCAATGACTACCACCTTCGCTGATTACGCCGCCCAGCAAGAGGCACGTGAGAGCATCTCCGCTGCTGTTCTGAAGCATACTCTGTCACTCTGTGAGGCACTTCGTATGAATGCTCCAGATGATTATGACTATGTGATTGAATCTGGTCGCAAGTATCATAAGATCATTATGATTGATTCTGGTAAAGGCAGAAGTGTTCATGCATTTGTGGACAAGAAAACTGGATCTTTGCTAAAATCTGCTTCTTGGAAAGCACCAGCAAAAGGTGAGCGTTATAATCTTCTTATCATTAAAGATCGCGAATGGTTGTTTGAAAATGCCGACTGGGCATCCGCATATCTTTACAAGCGATGAACATGACTACAACACATAAACTCATCTTCATTTCGTCGTTCATTTGGTTTCTTCACTGGGGTCAATGTCTTACATACAACATTCTGGTTACGGGTATCGCAAACGCCTCTGTGAGGATGTTTCCTGTTGGTTTCTGAATAAGTTTCTGCCACGTCATAAGATTCATCTAGAGATTGTGCATCGTGGTCTGAAACGCGATTGTGTTTATGGATATTGTGACTTTGTAGGAGAGTCTTATCGTCCTAGAGAGTTTCTCATTGAATTGGATACTTATATGCATGAGGATTTGTATATACAAACTCTTTTGCATGAGTTGGTGCATCTGCGACAGTGGGTGGTGGGTTCTCTGCGACAGAAAAGAGGAAAAATGTATTATGGTAAAGAATGTGTAGAAGATATTGATTATTGGCATCAACCTCATGAAGTTGAGGCACGAGAGCAAGAAGAAACCCTATATTATGAATACTTGAAAGAAAAGAATCCAACGCCAGTCTCACAAGTGGCACAATTCTTTCCAAATCGCCTGATGATTCCTGTATAATTAAATCAACACACATTATAATCATGAAGTATCTTCTTCCGGCACTTTTACTGCTCCCAACTCCTGTATTTGCACAGCAGGTAAATCAATTTGCAGTTTGCACACAAAATCAAGAAGTTTATCGTCCCGGTGGATATGATCGCTACGGAAATTATGTTCCTGGTGGTGTGACTGTGCAAACTTATAATGTTCCTTGTAACAATGTCAATCAAGGATACAGACCTGCAAATCAATATTACAATAATGGTGGATATGGTGGAAGATATTGCAATCCAACCAGAAGTGTATTGGGTGCTCTGTTGGGTGGTGGCGTTGCTGCAAGCATGAGTCGTGGAAATGGATATTATTGGTCTGTTCCTGTGGGTGCTGCGATCGGTGGTGCAATGTTTGGATGCAATTGAATGTGACAGTGCTCAAACTGGCATAGGAGCACTCCATATACCCCTGTGATACCCTTATAATAACAAGGTAATCAAGGGAACCAGCAATGGTCACTGACACCACACAAGACAAACAGATCCGTCGATCCATCATCAAATCAGTCGAGTCAATGGATCTGCGACTTCTGCAACGTATTGCTTATGAAGTCCGTTGTGAAGAACTTGGTCTTCATGCGGACACTTGGAAACTTTACCCTGAAGATTGAATCATGCAACTCTCTCATGTTTCCATTTCAAAGATCGCTGACGCACTCAAACCATCAGTGATTGATTATGTCTCAATGGATGAAGGTTTTATAGAGACTCTGCAAACTACCATTATTGATGGTATTCGTGATACAATGGGAGATATGGATGAGGATTTACTTTTAGAAATTGCATTGCTAGTTTTTCAACGAATCGATCTCAAATGAAACTTCGTTACTTAATTATTGGTGCAATTGGATTTGTTGTTGGATGGAATGTCTTTCTCATTCAACGCGATCAACAACTCTTTGAATCTTACAATCAACCATCACAATCGGAGAGAATGCAATGAATGATTTCATGAACGCTTATCAAGACTTTATGAAGCACTCTGAAATTGATTGGAATCAAAAACAACAAGAAGCAAAAAAATATGCTGAAATGTTTTATGAACAGAAAGCAGCAGAACTTGAGATTACCGTTGATTATTATATGCAGGAGTTTATGTAATGAATGAAGAAACAAAACTGATTCTTGCACTGCATCAAATTGAGAATCTCACTTCTCTTCTTTTTCAAAATGAGTATCAACAGTTTCTATATTCTCATTTGATTCAAATGCAAGTTGAACTTCAAAGGCAGTTGACAAATCTCACACATTCATCTAAATATTAGTGCCTGAAAGTTGAGTGACATCGCTGCAGGTGGAGAGGGAGCAGAAATGCTCCTTTTCTTATATAAATAATGTGTCACTCAACCACAGAGCAGTTATGTCTTCAATGGGCAAAATTTATTGTGCTCACTGTATTCCCACAGGAAAAAAATATATTGGACAAACAATAAAAAATAATTTTAATTTAAGAATCGTTGAGCATTTTGCAGATTGTAAAAAATATGATCATAAGTTTGCCAATGCTCTTAAAAAACATGGAAAAGAAAATTTCATATGGGGAGTTGTTGAAGAATATAATATTTCAATTTTAAATGAAAAAGAAATATATTGGATTGCTGAATATGATACATTTAATAATGGATATAATACTACAACTGGCGGAAATCAAGGTAGAGAATATTGTGTTAAAGAATATTTGGTAAAAACTCCCGATGGTGAAAGACAAATCATTAAAAATCTATCAGAGTATTGTAGAAATAATAACTTAAATATCGGACATCTTCATGAAACTCTTTATGGAAAAAGAGTTCAGCATAAAGGATGTAGACTCATCCCAAGAACACAGATTGAAATCAAAAAATATCAAGAAGAAAGAAAAATAAGAGAGGATACAAGTAGAAAGAGTTTACCTGGAGAAAGAAATGGAAGAGCAATTCTTGATTGGAATAAGGTAAAACAAATTAGAGAATTGCACTCTTCTAAAAAATATAAAAATCAAGAAATATCGGATATGTTTGGAATTAAAAAACCTACATTGGAAAAAATAGTTGCAAACAAATCCTGGACAGTTTAAAAAGTGTCCTATTGACAAACAAAGTATTTTTTGTTATGATGTTTCTGTTAAACAAAAGAGGTTAATGAAGTATTTGTATCTAATTGATTTTAATCAACCATTTCCAAGTTCAGAATATGGCGGTTTGATTGCTGCAATTGCAAGTAATGATACTGAATGCCATTCTCTCCTTTTAAATGAAGGATTGTGGGATGAACCACACATTGGTTTGATTATGCAAGCAGTTGTGAATGCTCAGAAGTTCGCACTTCAAGATGATTATGAATCCGCAATCATTGAGGCATTTACCACATGACGCAACTATATCGGATTGAAGAACTGTTTACTAACAGTTGGGAACTGATTGATGAATCGGCGTCCAAACTGACCAAAGAACAGTGTGACCAAAAACTTCAATATTATCTTGAGTGTGGGTATAATCCAAATTATCTTCGTGCTGTTCCAGATAATGGAATTTCATCATAAACCACCGGATGGATATGTATACGAATTTGAAGAGAACTTCAAGCGTAGCATTACTGCAATTTGGATTGTTAATTGCAATCACTTCAACTATTGTGGTAAGTCTCATGTTGGTAGTATTTGGGGATTTTTCAACACAAAAACAAAAACCTACTACTCCCCAATCAATTCAAAAACCATTGGATCAGCAGTGGATATAAACAACACTACACCTTATAGTGCAATGATTCCCAAAGCATCACCACTGGATTCATTTTTTGTATGAGATCTGATCAATTTGCAGAAGGACTTCAAGTCTCTTATCGACATCTGACTGGAACGATTCATTTTATCTGTTCTTCTTATATCACCGTTTGT